GGGATCGCATCTGCACGAAGTGCGGAAAGCTGAATGAGTCCTATGAACGAGTCGTTAGGGCGAGGGACCGTAGGCGCTATTTCAGTGGACCTAAAGATTAAATCCGAAGTGAATTGCTACCTATATCAATGAACTCTTTCGCTCGAATAATTACGTGCGACCATTCATCGCATGTCATCCCTCTCCGAACAAATCGCAGCAGCAGCAGCCAAGGCGGCGTCCGTCTCCAATGACGCGTGACCGTGACGCAGCGATCACTGTCGGAGTTAATCGCTTACGAAAAGCACGTTGCCGCTCAGACCGCCGCTGCCAGTCCTGCCGAAGTGTGCGGGCGATGCAGATGCAGATCGTTCCACCGGGGGGCCATTAATGTCCCGGCGTAAAAACAGAACCAAAGCGAAGTCAGTCGCACAGCCAACCGGAATGATCCGGGCCAAGTTTGACCTCGCTCAGACGACCAGCCAGAACCGCAACCACTGGGCTAACGCAGACGGGCTCTCCGCTCGCGCGTCAGTCTCTGCGGCTGTTCGTCGAGTCGTTCGGATGCGTTCACGATACGAGGCCGAGAACAACTCATGGTACTCGGGCATCATTCAGACCGCAGCCAATCACATCGTCGGCAACGGTCCACGGCTGCAAGTGCTGACGGAAAACGCAGACGGCAACGCACGACTTGAGCGGGCTTGGCGTCGATGGGCTTCGATGATCGACCTCGCCGACATCGTTCGTATGTGTGTCTCGACTTACTGGCGAGATGGTGAAGTGTTTCTCATGCGGGCCAGCAAGCTCCGCAATCGTCCTTACACTCTCGACCTGCGATTGATTGAAGCCGATCAAGTCGGCAACCCGATGTTCGCGTCGGTCTATAACGACCCGTTCACTGATGATGGGATCCGCTTCGATCGCTCGACGAACGAACTCAGTTTCCACGTTTTCGACCATCATCCGGGGTCGCATATCCCGGTATCGACTCTCACCGGCGAATGGTATTCCGCCGATGAGGTGCTGCATCTCTTCCGAGCTGAACGACCAGGGCAGACGCGGGGCATCCCTCGTGCAACCCCGGCTCTCCAGATGCTGCCGATCATGCGGCGGCAAGAGATGGCGACGCTATACACCGCTGAGAGTGCTGCGAATTTCGGCATGTACATGAAGACAAACTCGTCGGCTGTTACGCCAGCGAGCAACGCATCCGCCGACTTCTCGGAACACGAACTCGCTCGCAATATGCTGACGATCCTCCCTGAAGGCTGGGAGATCGGGCAAGTCGAATCGAAGCAACCGGGGCCACAGTACGAAGGGTTCCAGCGGCAATGCCTGATGAGCTTCTCTCGCTGTACGCAGATGCCTTACGGGCTGGCTGCCGGGACTTCGAAGGATTCCAACTTCAGCAGCTTCAAGGGCGACATTAAACAAATCTGGGAGCCGGAAGTCCTCGTTGAGCAGAACCGGATTGAGCATGCCGTCATTGAGCGAGTGTTCGGGTGGTTCTTGGAAGATGCGATCTACGTTACTGGACTTCTTGACGCGATGCCGCTCACCGGGGACATCGACCATCGCTGGCACTGGCCACCGCTTCCAGAACTTGACGCCGTGGATGCAGCGACCGCAGCAGCGACCCGACTCGCTACCGGGCAATCGACGCTGACGCAGGAGCATGCGAGACGCGGGCAGGATTGGTCTGTTGCCAGTGCGACAGCGGCGGCTGATTTCGGCGTGACTCCCGAGCAATATAAGGCGGCTGTCTTTTCCAAGACGTTCGACGCATCAGATCAACAGTCTGTGAGCGTCACGACCGGAGACACAGCCGGGGCAACCGTGGCCGATACCGCGATGAACGGGGCACAGGTCACGAGCATCGTCGAGATCATCGCTCAAGTGGCGGCGGGTGTGATTCCAGTCCCGACCGCAAAGGCGTTGATTCAGTCGGCGTTCCCAGCGATTCCACTGGCCAACGTGACGGCGATGCTGGCTCCGTTCGCCAATGTCGCGACACAGCCCGGCGTCGGGGCAACTCCCGCACTCCCGCAAGGCGAATACACCGAGATCGGGCAGCGGGCGTTTTCGAATAACCAAAAGCGAATCAAGAAGGCACTGGAAGACCTCACGACCGGGGCCATCTCTCAAGTCATGGCGGAACAGACGCTCGCCTCTATCGGGCTCGCTCCTGATCGGATCGCGGCACTGATTGCCGACGCTCTTGACGGCGGCGTGGAAGACGCTGCGGTGATGGAGGTGGCAACGTGAAGAAGCTCAACCTCACAGCGACGATCAACCTGAAAGCGAACGCCAGCGGTAGGCCTCGCCGGTTCTCAATCCTCGCCTACTCCGGGGGGCCACTGATTGTCGGTGGATTCAAGTATCCGGTGATTTGCGACCTGACAGCGATGGAGTGGGAAAAAGACATCCCCATTCTGATCGATCATCAGAACACAGTTTCAACAACTCTCGGGATCACTGACAGCATCGACAACGATGGCAGTCGAGTGGTGCTGGCCGGGCCAGTCACTGGGGCCAGTCCGCTGGCTTTGCAAGTCATTGCACAAAGTGACGCGGGGCACGGATGGGAAGCGTCAATCGGGGCCACGGTGTTGGCTTCGGAGGACTTCGAAATCGGCCAGTCGGTTGTGGTCAACGGTCGTGAGTGGCCGGGGCCGGTCACGGTTTCACGGCACACACTCCTTCGGGAAACATCAGTCCTCGCAATGGGTGCGGACGCAACAACGTCGGTGAACTTGGCGGCGAAAGCTGCCCTACTTCTGAAAGGGGCAGCGATGCTACATTTGAAGAGTGGCTCGCAAGTCTGGGGATCGTCGATCCTTCCGCAGTGAGCCCTGAAGCAATGGCTGCGTTTCAACTGACTTACGAAACAATGCAGGCTCCCCCAGTGGCAGCGGCTCCGGCGGTTGTTCCGCCAGTAGCGGCTCCCGTGGTGGCTCCTACGGCATCAGCAGGGGCAAATGAATTGGACATCAAGGCTAAATCCAAGGCTGACTACCTCGCCGGACAGCAAGAGGGGGCCGCGTTGTCTCGCGAACTGAAGGCACGCTCAGGCGGCAACGCAGAGGTGTTCGAAGCGGCTCTCGCTCAAGGCTGGTCACCAGATAAGACCGAACTGGAAGCCCACAAGCGGAACAAGCTCCAAGCTCGGGCCGGTGCGACCTCGTTCGGCAACGGTGATCGCAAGATCAGCGGAGAGAACATGGGAACGGTCATCGAGGCCGCACTGAGCATTGGCGGCGGAAGCCAACATACCGAAAAGCAGTTCAAGCCGGAGATCCTGCAAGCGGCTCACTCCGAGTACCTGGGGCGGCTCGGACTGCAAGACACGATCATGATTGTCGCCCGTGCGAACGGGTGGAACGGCACATCGTTCAAGATGGACTCCAAGAACTGTTTCCGGGCCGCGTGGGGAAACGAGAAGTCGGTCGACATCAAGGCTGGGTTCTCGACGCTCAGTCTGCCGGGAATCCTGGGGAACACGACCAAGAAGTTCTTGCTGGAAGGCTACGAAACCGTCGAAGAGACGTGGCGTCAGGTGTCGGCTGTCGGGACTGTCTCTGACTTCAAAGAGATGACTTCCTATCGCATGGCCGTTGACGGGAAGCTCGTCAAGATCGGACCCGCCGGGAAGATTCAGCACGGGGCTGTGAGCGAGGAAAGCTACACGAACCAAGCCGAGACTTATGGCCGCATGCTTTCCATCACTCGCCGCGACCTCATCAATGATGACCTCGGGGCATTGACGAAGATCCCACGGCAACTCGGACGCGGGGCGGCGTTGGCGTTCAACACTGTCTTCTGGACTGAGTTCCTCGCTGATTCGGCGACGTTCTTCCCGACTGACGTGTCACGCGCGAACTACCAGGAAGGGGCCGGTACTGTCCTTTCCATCGCGTCTCTGACTGCGGCGGAACTGCTCTTCCTGAGCCAGACTGATCCCTACGGCGAGCCAATGGCAACCGAGCCTCAGATTCTCTTGGTGCCGAACGCTCTCAATGTGCCAGCGACTCAGTTCTGCAAGGAACTGGAACTGCGGGACACGACTGCTAGTACGAAGTACATGACCGGCAATCCACACGCCGGGAAGTTTACGCCGATTCGTTCGTCGTACTTGTCGAACTCGACAATCACGGGCTACTCCACGACGGCGTGGTATCTAATGGCCAACCCGAACGACGTGGCGATGATCGAAGCCGTTTTCTTGAACGGCAACCAGTCTCCGCTCATCGAAGAAGCAGATGCCGACTTCAGCGAATTGGGCGTCCAGATGCGAGCCTACATGGACTTCGGGGTCAACAAGCAGAACTACCGCGCTGCGGTTAAGTCCAAGGGTGCTGCGTAAGCCATCGCGGCTACTGAATCCCCGGCGGAATAGTTCCGCCGGGACTCTCTCACACAACTCTCGTAAGAGGTGCAACGATGGCACAAGTGCCAGCTCAGACAGGACGGTCGGCGGAAGCCATCGACTACACGCCGAGTTCAGCCGTGACCGGTGGGGCAGTGATTGTTCTCGGGTCAATCGTCGCGGTGGCCCCAGTCGACATCCCTGCCAACACGCTCGGTGCGTTGCAGGTCGGGTGCAACGTCAAGGGGCCAAAGACGACAGCCGCATGGACGGTCGGAACTCCAGTCCACTGGAATCCGACCGGTGATCCAGACGGTGGGACCGCTGGGACTGGTGCCTTCAACCAGACCGGAACCGGAACTCTGGCCGGTGTTGCGGCTCTCGCTGCTGCCAGCGGCGACGACTACGGCTGGGTGCTGCTCAACGCTCGGTCGAGTGCCAATACGACCGTCAGCCAGGCTGTCACGGCGACGACCGGCGGTGCCACCACTGGGCTGATTACGGCGACGAGTTCATTCGTCACGGTCACCAGCGACAGCGCCGACAAGCAGATCAGCCTGCCTGCCGGAACGGTCGGTCAAGAGATTCGCATCTTGCTCGGCACGACCGGTTGCGAGCTGATCTCAGCAGTCGCTGCGGACAAGGTGAATGAGGTCACTGTCGGGGCCACCAACGAATTGGCTCTGACTGCGGAAGCTCTCTACCGCTGCCAGTACACCAAGAGCGGTTTCTGGATCGTCACCGGTTTGACCAAGCTCGGGGCTGCTCAGGCGGCTCTGGTTCCTGACGCTCTGTAAGGTCTGAACGTGAGTGACTCACACGACGATGACATCGAAGGATTGGCGGACGACATTGCCTCAGAGTGGGGCAAGTCGTTCGCCTATCGTCGAGGGTCCGAGTCGCAGACCCTCACGATGAGAATGACCAAGCCTCCGGTGTTCGCGATTGACAACGGGGCCGGGCAAATCGTCGAAGTCCAGCCGGTGGACTTCATCGTAAAGACGAGCCTCTTGCTGTACCCGATCCCGCTGAAAGGCGACCGGATCACACGAGGCGACAAGACGTATGAAGTTCAACCGCCCCAGGGAAGCGACAAGGTGTTCTTCGTGAAGAGCGAAGGAATGATCCGCATCCACGCCAAACAGATCGGGGGATAGCGTGCCAGTAACGATCTCCCCCAGTGATGAGGCGATGGCGGCCATCGTCGATCAGATCAACGACGGCACAGCCTACACGCTCGATGTGGACGCTGTGGCGACAGAGTTGCTGATCGACCCGCTGGAAGAGATCACTGGGCTGCGTGTCGATGTCGTCTGCGAGTCTCAAGAGCAGCTGACAGAGACGCTCGCCGTTGAGGACCGGGAATCACTGCTGATTCGGTGTTGGGTGCGGGCCAAGCTGGACTCGCTGGATGCAGATGTGATCGAGCCGTACAAGCTGCTCGCTCGCCAACTGTTCCAGCGGCTGAACAACTTCAACAGCTCCAGCGGGCGCGTCAAGGTCTGGGAGTGTGAGGCCGATCCGAAGCAGATCCCGGACAAGACCTACTTGAACACGATGGGGCTGTTCGTGACTTCGATTCTGATGCGGGTGGAAGTCGAGGCGTCCTGATGGCTCGCAAGGTTATCACCGGCGATGTGGCTCTTGAGAAGACGCTGCGACACCTGGCTGACAAGTCCGCTGACAAGGTGGCCAAGGCGGCGCTCGGTGGCTCGCTCACGGTGCTGAAGCGGAACATCAAGAAGGCGGCTCCGGTCGGGGCGACGGGCAACCTGAAGGCGTCCATCGGCAGTCGATTCGAGAAGGGCAGTCGCCAGAACAAAGGCAAGGTTCGAGCCATCGCGGGAATCAATGTCGGGAAGCGGACCAAGGCAGAGAAGGCGGCTGGCTCGCGAGTGCGAGGGCCACACGCTCACTTGGTCGCTCTCGGCACCAAGGCACGCTTCCGCAAGACACTCGGCGGCAAGTTCTCCGCGATCAAGAACCCAACAACCGATCAACTCTCAACAGGCGTGATGCCGTCGAATCCATTCGTCAAGAATGCGGCTGGACAAGGGCATGCTCAGATGCTCTTGGCATCGCAGAAGCGGGCGGCGAAAGCTCTCGCGCGGGAAGCGGTCAAGGCCGCAAATCGAACACGTTCCAACTGACACAAAGGGGCAGTCATGGCCGCAAAGATTAAGTCCAAGGGATGCTCGGTGCTGGTGGAAATCAGCAGCGTCTACACCGCGATTCCGAGCCTCGAAGGTTTCACGGTTGACGGCAACGAGTCGGAGACATTCGAGATCCGCACGCTCGACCAGACGCGATATCTGGAGAACCAGGATAACGGCTACAGCAAGCCACCGACGCTCAATCTCGATTACATGTGGGACCCGGCGAACGTGGTCCACATCGTTCTCGATGCTCTGCCAGCGGCGGGCACGGCCAAGAATTTCAAAACGACTTACACCGACTCCGGCCCGAAGTCGATCATCTATGCCGGTGTGGGCTACAAGGAAACGACCACTGTGGCCGCTGCTGATGCGGTCAAGAAGTCGTTCGTCATCACAACCAGCGGGGCTCCAACGTAATGCAATCGACACTCAACCTGGACCAGTTCTGCGACCTGTCGAAGGTCACGCCGGAGATGGCCGGATCGGTCGCGTACAAGGTGATCCTTGGCGACAAGGTGGCGTACTTTCCGAAAGGAACAGTCTTCACCGGAGACGTGGCATTGTTCCTCTGTCGGACTGGTCAGGCATCGCCAAGTGATGACGAGGCGATGTCCGCTCTCGGGCTGACAAAGGAACAACGCGACGCTCTCCAGATCGATTACGAGATGACCGCCAAGGGCATCCACGACAAGGACGCTCGCGAACTGTACCGGGCCGGGGTGATCCTGGGGTACAAGGACGGCGAGGAAATTCCCGGTCCGAATTGGGCCAAGTATCACGCGGCGAAAGCTGCTGTGGAAGACGAGGAGTAACGATGGCTTCGGTGTTCGACGGAATTGAAAAGAGATCAGCGTACCCCGTGAAAAGCCTTCCGACCGTCTTCGTGCGGGAGCTGACAACGGGTGAGTCGAAGCGAGCCCGGAAGATCAGCAGCGACGATCTTCGAAGTACGTTCATTCTCGGTTTGTCCGTTGTGAACGACTCTGGAGCAAGGGAGTGGCCACAGTTCACAGGAGAATCTGACGATGAGTACGCGGCCAGAATCGAGCCACTTGTGGACGCCACTTCTGACGCGGTTTCTTCGGCGATTGCGGAGGTGATCCAGCATCTTCGAAAGCCTGTCGACTTGGACCGGCTCGAAAAAAAATCAGCCGAGATCATGAGGCCCGATTCGCTCGTGACCTCGCAGCCGGAGTGAATCGGCTCGACTGGTGGAACATCAAGGACGAACACACGCCCTACCAGTGGACCTGTCAGAAACTGATGCAACGAGTCTCCCCACGCGGGCCACGGCGCGACGATCTTCGGGCCGCATTCAATACGGCCAGTCTGCGGTGTGCATTGTCGGCGGGCAAGGTCGAAGCGGGTGAGGTGCGAGAGGTCATCGAGTCGCTCATCGCGTACCTCGACTGTGAGCGGCCAGAAGACGGCATTGAACTGGACCGCGAAGCTCTGAAACGCATGCAACAGGGAAGGTGATCGAATGGCAGGCATCGGCGATTTGGTCGCGAATCTCTCGGTGAATTCCTCTGGATTTACTCGCGGCCTGAGCGCCTCGACCAGTTCGCTGAATTCATTCGCGGCATCGGCTCTGGGTCCACTGGCTGCTGTGGCGGCAGGCTATCTGACGATAAATACGGCGATCAGTGCCATGTCGTCGAGCATGACTGCTGCCCGTGAAGCGGCAAAGATCACCGCGAAGTTTGAGTCGGTTACTGAGGCATCAGGGAATGCAGCCGGATTAACGGCGGTGCAATATGACGTGATGGCGAAGTCTCTGCAAAAGGCGACTAACTTCGATGACGACGCGGCTACAAATGCGATGGCGGCTCTCGCAAAGTTCGGGACGATCAGCGGCGAGCAATTCAAGCGGGCTTTGCCTCTGGCAGCTGATCTCGCGGCGGTGATGGACACCGACATCGCATCCGCAGCACAGTCGCTCGGCAAAGCGTTGAGTGACCCGGAACGGGGAATGGTCTCTCTAGAAAAGTCTGTCGGCAGATTTACCACATCGCAGCGCGAACTGATTCAAGGGTTCGTAGACACGAACGACATTGCATCCGCTCAGGGTGCGATTATGGATGCTCTCTCTGGCAAAGTGGAAGGCGCGGCGGCGCGGATGTCTGACCCCGTGACGCGACTGGGGAATGCTTTTGGAAACGTTGAGGAAGCGGCTGGCAATGCGTTTAACGCAATGGTTGATGGGGCGTTGAATGGTGGTGCTATCGAAGCTCTCGATTCGATGGCTTCGTCAGTCTCATCGCTGGAAAACGCCTTTAAAATACTGGGCGAATCACTCGCCCAACCGGGAGGATTCATTGCTCAACTGACGAATGCGGCCAACATCTCAGCCGCTCTGCTGAAGTTGCAAGTCAGCGGGACGGACACAGAGTTCGTTATGAAAAACGGACTCCTTGCACCGGTCGACAACATGCTTCCGGGCATGGATGGTGCTGGTGGTGGTCCGGTTCTCGATGGAGCAAAACAGGCAGCGGCTGACGCGGTAAAGGCGGCGGCAGATATTGACAAGATGTTTGCGGAGTGGGACGAGATGCCAGTGAAGGGCGGGAAAAGGAAGCGACCACAACGACCTGAAATGGAAGATGCGGCGGGTGTCCTGAAGGACTTCGGACTCGACTCTCACTTAAGGTTAGGCAATCAACCCGAGAAGAAGATCGGCGGCTCGGGGCAGTCGCAGTTCGCCGGGGCATTGGAGCAGGGATCACAGGCCGCTTACTCGGCATTCGTGCAGGCAATGGGGGCCGGATCAGACAGCAAGATTGCCCGAGAGCAATTAAGCATCGCCAAAGAGCAGTTGAAGCTCATGAAGAAAACCGGCATTAATCAGAACACGCCGAATCTGACCGTTATCGAAAGGCTGGCGTGATATGTCCGTTGTCAGCGTTCGCGAAAATAACGAGGGTCGCAGCGGATCACTGAAGCCGAGCGAGTCGACTTACACTCGGTCATTCATTGTCGTGACCAACAGCAAGTCTGACAGCGTGGTCACTGTGGCCACGGGCGTCTTCACCGTGTTCGGCGTAAGGGCTGGATCAGCTCACAATGAGGACTCGACGGCCCGCTGTACCTCGATGGACCCGACCTGCGATGAGTCCGGCAAAGTTTGGATCGTGACCTGCCAGTACTCCAACGCGAGCGAGCAGCGGGACAAGCAAGAGAACCCGCTGAGTGACGCGGCGATTATCGGGCCGTGGGACTCTGACAGTTATCAGGAAGTCGCCGAAGTCGATAACGATGACAAGGTGATCGCGAACAGTGCAGGCGATCCGTACGACCCGCCCTTGATGAAAGACTTCAGCCGCCGCAACGTGACGGTTCGCAAGAATGTATCGAGTGTTCCCGAGTGGTTTCTCGACTACGAAGATGCGGTCAACTCGGACGCGTTCACGGTCGGTGGTCTGTCGGTTCCGATCGGAAAAAGCGAAGTGCAAGAAGACACAGATCAGCGAGAAGAAGACCCGCAACGGCATCGACTATTACGAAGTGACGACGGTACTCCAGTTCTCGAAAAAGGGTTGGACGCGGCGGGTGGCTGATGTGGGGTTCCGTTGTCTGAATGACGCGGGGACCGGTCGGAAAAAGATCACCATGACCAACGATGACGGGGAGCAGGAATATCCCGCCGCTCCGGTTCCGCTCGACGGGGCTGGTGCGGTTCTCGCGAATCCAACGCTGGCGAATCGTGTCTACAATGAACACGACATCGAAGACCGTCTTCCGTTCTCCGTCCTTCCGCTGTTGTGAGGTGAGTGATGGCGGATGGTTATCTATTGGGCCGGGCGGCACTCGATCAGATCCAGCAACTGATCCGCGAGGACCGGGCACGTTATGCGAATCCGACCGGCCATCGAGCGAGATACCTCGACATGGGCGGCGGCTCCTGCCCGAACCGCTACGTCTTCGAGCATCTCGGCAACCCCACGGGCGGCACGTCCACGATCCAACTCTACGGCACTTATAAGGGGGTGGCCTTGGCTGGTTCGATGAATGCGGTCATTGACTGGGACGCGACAAACACCGAGATCAAGACGGCACTGGAGACGGCGAACGGTTACGCGGCTGATCCGCTCAACGGCTTCCCGGTGACTGTCGATCTCGGGCCACTGCCGAATAACGACGTAACGATTCTGTTGCCTGCGGGCGTCAGTCTGCGAGTGATCACGAATTCATTGACGCCAACATCGGCAACACGGTACGCGAAAGTGCGGGTATAATTATGGCGTGCTGCTGTTCAGAGCCGACACGACCAAGGGACATTCATGCTCCTTGCACGGAGTGTGGCCCGTACGGCACCCCCTGCTGTCTCACACTGGTCACGGAGACTGGCGAGCGATGGTTTTTGCGGCGAGTGGTCTATACCGAGGAAGTCGGCATTCACGGTACTCCGTTCCATCCAATTCTGAACGGCGACCAGTATGTGGATTACTTTGTAAACGGCGATGAATGCTCGTCCTATTGGTCGGAGTTCGGCTTCGCTGTCGCGCCGGTGACTAATCTCTGCGGTCGACTTCAATCCTGCGAGCCATGCTCACTTGGACGTTATCCGGCGGATCACAACCTGATTGATTATTCTCTACCGTCGATCTATAGGCAGAGCATTTACTGGCAGGTCTCCGATGACTGTTCTGAGGTGTTGATTCGTGTTGGCTACATGCTGCCATCCGGAGTCGTGGAACGCTACGACGTGAGCATGCCAGCCGATTGGCTGAACACGGGAATTCCATTCAACATCACGACGCCGCGGGGCACGATCACGATTGGGAACTGCGAGTATTTCGAGCCCCTGCCCCGGACCACGATGATCTGCTGTTGGCAGGCTCAGATCACTCCCACACACGCTTGGCCCACTGGCTCCCCTATTCATTCCACAGGCCGATGACGCACCGTTCAGAGAGCGAGGTGGAAGCATGCTTCACTCAGTCTCCTCGCAACCCATACGCAGAGTCTACAGAGCAATGTGGTGGCGGTGACTTCGGCTACCGAGAGTACACTGGACCAGCCGCGCGAATGCCTTATAGAGGCGGATTTCGCTACGTGCTGTCATCCGATTATCAGACAATCCTAATGACCATCCGAGTCTGGGAGAATAACTTCATCCCGGATTTCGTGCGGTACACATGGGACACGATCATCGAGATTCCCTACACCTCCGATTGGTTCCTGACTCCCATCGTTTTGACTGCCACCTCAGCAGCGGCTGGCCTAGACCCCGCTGACGCAACCCTAACAATCAGCGTCTGCGGCTACGAGGTGGTGGGGCCGGATGCGGACTGTTTCACTGACCCGCTCTTTGTCGACATCGAGTTCGTTCTGCAAAACATCGGCAGTGAGAACGGGCCTCCGACATTGACAGAGACCGGGGGCACGTTCGCGTTGACGTGGGATGGCTCGCTGTTTTCGTCCGCGTGGGTGGCTGTCGATATCGGCACGATGAGAGTGACGCTGAAGCCAGACACGACGGCACTTGATCCGGCAACACACTGCGGAGATGCAAGCAAGACGATCTGGGAGGTGGCTTATGAATACCGCAACAGTGGCGGTGCGTTCGTCTACGGTCAGACGCTGGGTTATATCTGCAAAACATGCGGCGTGGCGTTTGGCTCGGATTCATTTGGACCAGATGGCGTGATAGCGCACCCGGACGATGCGGGCTGGCAGATCAACGCTAACTACACAATCTATGGATGATTAAATGACGGCGGGTCCGCTTCTAAATCAATGCACGGGACTAGGCATCATTCCTGCGCCCGGCGAGACTGTCGACTGCTCCTCCTGCGGTCGGACATGCGACGCTCGCATGGTGCGACTCTGCCGGGCACGCGGGCCGAATCCGCAACCAGCGGAGAAGGCTGAGCGAGCAACTCCAGTCGCGTCCGGTGGCTGTTGCGGACAAGCTCCGAAGCCTGCCAAAGTGCAGCGTCCTGGCTGGTTCAAAAAGGCCACGACCTACGCGAACGCACTCGCCAAGTATGTCGTCGATGGGCGTCAAGAACGCTCGCCGGAAGAGCAAGCCGCGAACCTCGCCATCTGCTCCACATGTCCGCTGATGGGCAAGGATGGCTCGTGCGACGGATGCGGATGCGTAGTCGCGGAAAAGGTCAAGATGCGTTTGGAAGCCTGTCCGGCGGGCAAGTGGTTCGAGGATGTGCGACCGGCGAAACCGATCGGCGAACCGGTGCGGAATCTGATCTATCACCTGCTCCCGACCACGTTGCACGACGGCTGGAAACGCAACCTCGATGAGTTGGCGCGGCGCTGGTCAGTGTTCAACGGTCGCAAGTATCTGTCAGTCGTCACATGCAACGGCGGAATCAATAACACTCGCAACGGGGCCGCACTTCAGACCGTGCCGAGTCTCGATGTGATGGCCTATTGCGAGCATCTCGGGATCGAGTGGACCGAGGTCAGGCAAGTCGTAAACAACGGCAAGCTGGGCGAAGTCGCGTCCCTTCCGTGGTTGCTCGATGCGGTGCTTAATGACGACCCGAATGAGGTGACTTTCTACGGTCACTCGAAGGGTACATCGCGGCCACAAGGAGCAACGCTCGACCACTGGCGGGACTCGATGTATCAGTACTGTCTCGACGATATTTCGAGCGTTCAGCGGGCGTTAGAGCGGTTCTCGTGTGCGGCATCACTGCTGCGCAATGATCCGATGTCGGCCAATAACTGGCACGCATCAGGCACGTTCTTTTGGTTCAGAAATAACGAACTATGGGCCAAGGACTGGCGACGAATTCAACAGTCTTACCACGGCGTGGAAGCGTATCTAGGGGATCACTTTAAGCGGCACGAAGTCGCGGCACTGGCTCACCCGAACGTCGGAAATCTCTATGTGCAGGCCGAGTGGGATCGGCACAAGCGAGCGAGCGAGGTGTGGGACGCGGCCCGTGCGATTCAGCCGGAGCCGGTCGTGATCGCATCGACTCCCGAGCCGATCAAGCCCCCGCCAAAAGTGATCGCGCTGTACCTCCCCGCGTTCCACCGTGACCCACTGAATGACCGGGCCTGGGGCAATGGCTGGACCGAGTGGGACAACCTGCGACGGTGGAAGCCGATCAACCCGGGGCACACGATTCAACGACCGCATGCGGATCTCGGGGAGTACGACCTACTGTTGACTGAGACTCGCCGCAAGCAAGCCGAACTCGCCAAGGCTCACGGGGTCCACGGGTTCGCGGTCTATCACTATTGGTTCAACGGCGTGAAGGCGTTGCATCGACCATACGAGCTAATGTTGCTCGACGGCGAGCCGGACCTGCCGTTTCACCTCATCTGGGCGAACGAGAGCTGGACGAAACGCTGGGACGGTCGCGACAAGGAGATTATCCAAGCGCAGACCTACGGCGATCGCGAGGAGTGGCAGGCCCACGCCGAGTACCTGCGGCCCTTTCTGGAGCATCGAAATTACATCCAACACGAAGGCCGTCGAGTGCTGGGAATCTATCGACCCGGCACGATCCCGCATCTAACGGAGCGGCTGACCTACTATCGCGAAGTACTCGGGTCAGACCTGCACTTCACGACCTTATTCGGCACGTTCGGTCGCGAGCAAGTCCCGAGCAACTACCCGATCCTCGACAGCGCGATTGAGTTCGCGCCACACGCCGCCGCCAGCGGCTGGGAACACTTCGCGCTGCACCCTCACCAGCGA